ATGCAGGAGTAAACCAAAGACATACAGGTCTTTTCCGTGATGCATCGAATGGTTTATATTACTTGTTCTATAATTATCTAGATCCAAGTTTTGGTACGTTATCTCCAAACAACACTATTGATGTTGCCAATTCTAGTTTTAGAATAGCAAATCTTACAGCAAATATAGTAACTGATACAATTAATATTCGTGGCTTCGACCCAATAAATCACACCAATGCCTCTTTTAATGTAGCAAATTCTAGTAGTTCATATGCAAATGAAGCTTTTAGTGTCGCAAATACAGCAGATCAAAAAGCTTCAAGTTCTGGAGAATACGCTAATGGATCATTTGTTGTTGCAAACACAGCTGACCAAAGAGCAGTAACATCTGGTTCATATGCTAATTCAGGTTATACTCAAGCTAATACAGCTAATACAAATGCAATATCAGCAGGTCTTTATGCTAATGCAGCATTTGCTGTGGCAAATAGTGGCACTACAGATTCTTGGTCTAGAGATACTGCAAATTCAGCATCTAGTTATGCTAACTCAGCTTATATTGTTGCTAATAGTTCTTCTTCATATTCCAACTCCGCATACGGACAAGCAAATACTGCTAATACAAATGCAGCATCAGCAGATCAGAGAGCAGTTACTTCAGGTTCTTATGCTAATAGTGCTTATGGTCAAGCTAACACTGCAAACACTAATGCTGCTACTGCTGATCAAAGAGCAGTAACTTCTGGAGATTATGCTAATTCTGGGTATAGTCAGGCAAATACAGCAAACACTAATGCTGCTACTGCTGACCAAAAAGCTGTAAGTGCAGGTACATACGCTAATTCAGCATACGTTGCAGCAAATAGTGCTGATCAAAAAGCCGTTACATCTGGTTTATATGCTAATTCAGGTTATAACCTAGCCAATACAGCAGATCAAAAGGCTTCGAGTGCTGGTTCTTATGCTAATTCTGGATACACTCAATCCAACACCGCAACTACAAATGCTGCAACTGCTGATCAAAGAGCTGTTACTTCTGGAGATTATGCTAATTCAGCATACTCACAGTCTAATACGAGTGCAACAAACGCAGCAACAGCAGATCAAAGAGCTGTTACTTCAGGTTCTTACGCTAACTCAGCATACAGTCAGGCAAACACTGCCACTACAAACGCAGCAACAGCAGATCAAAGAGCTGTTACTTCTGGAGATTATGCTAATAGTTCTTTCTCTGTTGCTAATGCATCTCAAACTATAGCAACTAATTCTGGTTCATATGCCAACTCGGCTTACTTGCAGGCTAACATTGCAAACACAAATGCTGCAGCTGCTGACCAGACAGCTTTTACTTCAGGTGTATATGCTAACGCGGCTTATGGCCAAGCAAATACCGCAACAACAAATGCATCTACATCAGATCAGAGAGCTGTTACTTCTGGTTCATATGCTAATTCATCATATACTCAAGCTAATACCGCAACAACAAATGCAGCAACTGCGGATCAAAGAGCAGTAACTTCAGGCAGTTATGCTAACTCATCTTTTAGTACAGCTAATGGTGCATCCGAAACTTCTGTAAGATCAGGAATTTATGCTAATGGTGCTTTCGATTCGGCTAACTCAGCATCCAGTTATGCTAACTCAGCTTATAACCAAGCTAACACTGCAAACACTAATGCTGCAACTGCCGATCAAAGAGCTGTAAGTTCCGGGTCATATGCGAATTCGGCTTATACTGCCGCAAACACAGCAGATCAGAAAGCAGTTAGTGCAGGTTCTTATGCTAACTCGGCTTACGTACAAGCTAATACTGCTACAACAAATGCTGCAACTGCTGATCAAAGAGCAACAACATCAGGCGACTATGCTAATTCTGCTTACAGTGTTGCAAACACAGCTGATCAAAAGGCAGTAAGTGCTGGTTCTTACGCTAACTCGGCTTACACTACAGCTAATTCTAAATTATCATCATCTGGCGGTACAGTGAGTGGTGATTTAAATATTACTGGCAACTTAGTAGTTTCTGGTAACGCTACAACAATTAGTGTATCTGATTTAAGAGTAGATGATCCATTACTTCAGTTAGCATCTAATAATGAAACTTCAGATACATTAGATATTGGATTTATAGGACATTACAGTGACGATTCTGGAATAAATGAAAGACATACAGGACTTGTCCGTGACGCATCGGACGGACTTTATTATCTGTTCTATAACTATTTGGATCCAAGTTTTGATACAGCATCACCAAATAATACTATTAATGTCGCTAACTCCAGTTTTAGAATTGCTAATTTAACTGCAAACTTAATTTCTGATGTTGTTAGAGTAAGAGGATATGATCCAATAAATCATGCGAATTCTGCATTTAATGTTGCTAATTCTGGTAGTTCATATGGAAATTCTGCTTTTGACTCAGCTAATATTGCTACAACGAATGCTGCTACAGCAGACCAGAAAGCAGTTAGTGCAGGTAGCTATGCTAATTCAGGATATGCTGCCGCTAATACCGCAGACCAGAAAGCTGTAAGTGCTGGTAGCTATGCTAACGCTGCCTTCGCTGCTGCAAATAATGCTGGTTCAGGTACAGACGCTTGGGTAAGAGATGCTGCTAATGCTGCTTCCAGTTATGCCAATTCAGCTTTTGCTGTTGCTAATACTGCCGACCAGAAAGCAGTTAGTGCTGGATCATATGCTAACAGTGCTTATGGTGCAGCTAATACTGCTACAACGGATGCTGCTACTGCTGACCAGAAAGCTGTATCAGCTGGTTCTTATGCCAACTCGTCATTCACTGGAGCTAATACCGCAGACCAGAAAGCAGTAAGTGCTGGTAGCTATGCTAATTCAGGATACACTCAAGCAAACACTGCTACAACGAATGCTGCAACAGCAGACCAGAAAGCTGTAAGTGCTGGTAGCTATGCTAATTCAGGATATGCTGCCGCTAATACAGCAGACCAGAAAGCAGTAAGTGCTGGTAGCTATGCTAATTCTGCATTTGAAAGTGCTAATTCCGCGTCAACTTATGCTAATGGTGCATTTGCTTCTGCAAATACTCGACTAGCTACTACCGGTGGTACAATTTCTGGTGATTTAACGGTTTCTGGATTCACGACACTATCTGAAACAACAGAAGTTCTTACAACTTTAACCGGTGCAACAGGTACAGTAACTCATAACTTATCAACAGCAACAACTTTTTATCATACAACTCCTGCTGCAAACTGGACGGCTAACTTTACTAATGTTCCAACAACAGCAAGTCGAACAATAGTTGTTTCTATAATAGTTGTCCAAGGTGCTACTCCCTATGCTCCTACTGCTGTACAAATTGATGGTGCAGCACAAACTATAAATTGGTTTGGAGGAACAGCACCAACTGCAGCCGCAAACAAAACAGAATTTTATTCATTTACTTTACTTCGTACAGGTGGTGGATCATGGTCCGTTTTTGGATCTGAAGCTACCTTTGGATAATTATGCCTAGAATAAACTCACTTAATACTTTTGTATCGTCATCTATATTAAATCCTGTTGGAGGAGGTGCTGATCCCGAAGAAGCAAACTATGCAAGCGCTACAATGGTTTTCATTCAAGGAACAGCACCAACAGGTTGGGTTAAAGATACTAGCGATAATGATTATACATTACGATGTGTTACTGGTTCAGTTTCAAGTGGTGGTGTTTTAGGTTTTGCTACTGTCATGACAACAAGAACTTTAACAGGTAGTTTAAACATTACTGGATCAGTTGGACCTGTAACACTTAGTATATCTGACATGGGAACACATACTCATGATATAAATCCAGTAACTAACTCACCTTTTGTAGTATCTCCAACAACCAGCGTACTTGGAACAGGCACCTCAGGACTAACTAGATCTTTATCTCCTGGTTTTTCTACTGGTTCTATGGCTCCAAATCCAACTTCACCGGGCGTTGCAGCAGGCACAGCACATGCTCATCCTGAAAATTCACCCAATCTTACTAACCCTACAACTTTTGCGACTGTAGATTTAAGAGTTAAATATGTAGAAGCTATTTTAGCAACAAGGACATAAAAATGAGTTTAGTTATTCCATCAACCTCTAGAACAATCATGAAAATGACAACTCCACCTACAGGGTGGACTAAAGATACTTCTTTTAATGATTATGCATTACGTGTAACAACAGGTAGTGTAGTAAATAGAACAACTGGACACAGTTATTCGACCGTTTTTAAAAATTATACAAATATTTCTTGTTCTGGTCCAATTTCTTTTTCTGTTGGAGCTACTTCATTAAGCAATACTCAAATGCCAAACCATATTCATTTTGCTGTAACTCACCCAGCAACTCCTGTTAATAGAAGATCAGGATCATCACAACCTGCAGCGGCACTTGCTATTGCATCGTTTACTAATGTAGTAACTCAAGGACTTAGTGCTGCTCATATTCATCCAAATGGAACAGTAGCACTACAACCAGGAACATTTATAAATGAAAGTGGTACGCCAAGCTCAATTAGTTTAGAAGTAAGATATGTGGATGCTATTGTTGCGGTAAGGAATTAATTATGCCAATCTTTACATCAGGTACAAAAACCATTTTTCATCAAACATCAGCTCCAACTGGATGGACTAAAGAAACGACACTTTATAATAATCACGCACTAAAAATAATAAGTGGGTCAACAATAAATTCTGGTGGTTCGGTTGATTTTGATGTAGCTTTTACAACTACTCCTAATACGTATACAAATGTTCCGGTTACCGGTTCTACAGGTGCTCTTTCGTTAGCTCTTACTAACTTACCTGCTCATGCACACTCATTTAATCCATCAATTAGATTCCAAACGAGTGGACCAAGATCAGCCACTTCAACAAGTCCTGTTACTGCTCCTGCTATTAATAATTCTACACCAGCAACTACGCCTCAAAGTGGAGGTGGAGGAGGAAGTCATAATCATTCAATCAATATAACTGCTAGTGGTAATGTTTTTCAAGGTTCTCCAAATACAAATTTGGCGGTAAATTACATTGACGTAATTATAGCCACATTAAATTAACAATAAATACTTGACTATATAATTTTTTAGGAGAAAATAGTATGATACAAACTCATAGGTTAACCATTATACCTGCTGATGGCACAGTTGTAACCGACATTATACATAAAGCTTTCATTGAATTGGACTTTTCTCAGTGCGGAATACCTGACAATATTCACGCTTTACAATGGAATAATCCAGTTTGGCCAGATAAAAATAACTCTCATCTAATAGGATTAGAATATGGTCAAGGATCAGGGTGGATTGAATTTCGTTCCGACGAACCTAATATGAATATTACTGAGTTGCCACAATGGGCTATTAATTGTTATAATAAGTGGTTGGAAAAATACAATTCGCAACCACCTGAAACGGATGAATAATGCACGATTCTTTGACTGAAAATAATTATATCTATATTCCTAATTTTATTTCTGAAGCCTCAGCAAAAGTTATGGCTTCAAACTTTAAACATCACTGTGAAGAAAATAATCTTTCTGGTGATAATCAGGCTCCTAATTCTTATTCAGAATATAATTTTATAGACTTTTTAGAATTATTATGTGAAAAATCTCCTATTGTTAGTCAAATAATAGGAGAAACAGTTTTACCCACATATAGTTACGCTAGGGTTTATAAAGATGGTAGTGTTTTAGAAAGGCACAGAGACAGAGATGCTTGCGAAATAAGTTTGACTATACATTTAGAGGGCGACAAAGACTGGCCAATATATATCGAAACTCCGAATGGTGATGAGGTAGAATTAGTTTTAAAACCTGGTGATGCTATGCTTTATTTGGGATGTGTTGCTGATCATTGGAGAAATCAATTTTTAGGTACAGAATATATTCAGGTATTTTTACATTATGTTAGAAGTAGAGGTGATAAAAAATATGCTTATTTCGATAAAAAAAAGAATGAACCAAAAGAAGAAGAGAAAAAGATAAAAGAACCACCAAAAATAAGTAAAATTAAAAAAAATCTAGAAGATTATATAGTTGTATTAGATGATATTATTCCTAATGATCTTTGTGATAGAGTTGTAAACGAATATAAGAATAGTCCTGAATGGGATTTGGCACAAGTTGGAAACAATACTACTGATACAAATTATAGAAATGTTCATAGTTTGTTTATATCAACTTCAGAAGTAATTCTTAAAAATGAAAACATTAGAAAAAAATTAGATGAAGAACTTTTTAATGTTGCTAATAAAGCGATTACAAAGTATAATAGTATGTTTAATCATTGTAATGTAGTTAGAGATTCTGGATATGATTTATTAAGATACGATGTTGGACAATTTTATGTCCAACACACAGATTCTTATCAAATGCATCCAAGATCAGTTTCTTGTTCTTTTGCTCTTAATGATGATTATGAAGGAGGAGAATTTGCTTTCTTTGATAGAGAATTGAAGTATAAATTAAAAAAAGGTTCTATTTTGTTATTCCCCTCTAGTTTTATGTACCCACATGAAATTATGACTGTGACCAAAGGAACACGATATTCCATCGTTACTTGGTTTATTTAAAAAGGAGATTATATTATGCAATTAAAACCAGGAAGTTTTTGTCCTATAATGAAAGAAGAATGTGTGCAATTCAAATGTGCATGGTTTACTAAAGTTGAGGGCTATAACATAAATACAGGTAAGCAAGTCGAAGAGTGGAACTGCGCTATGACTTTTATTCCTATGTTGTTGATCGAAAATTCAGGTATGTCCAGACAAACTGGAGCTGCTGTAGAAAGCTTCAGAAACGAAATGGTAAAATCTAATGAAGCCACTCAGCAAATATTTACAAACATGTTGTCTGTAG